GTTTTCTCGATGCTCTCTTTGGTGATAGCATGTGGAGATGTTTCAAGGTTGGAGCGGTACCACAATTGATAGGCTTTGACTATAACGACAAGTGTAGCAATGGAAAAAACGCCTTTGACCATATATCCATCCCTCACTTCTTTGGCGCAATCTGATAAAGCGTCTCGTCGGGCTATGTACTCTGATTCATACAATGCTAAACGACTTTTGTATTGAGACCACATAGACATTGAAAAAATCCATGTGGTGAAACCTGTTATACCTGCAGTATGGCGCCTGTTCGTGAAGAGTGACAAGCAAGTAGCTGTTGTACCTATCGCAACACCTATTTTGGCAGGTGTGCGCAAATTATACAAAGCAGCAGACTTTTGCCACATCTTTACAGACCGCTGAAAAAGTGATGTTTGGAACAGGCTCTGTGGTGTGAGAGCAACTAACCATGGTGTAGCGGTTTCATTCAATATGTGTGTCATTTCATGAGATAACTGGCGTGTAGTCATTTGACGTACAGGCCAATAACCTAAACACGAATTGATGAGATTTACAGGTGCAAACCATTTGTTGATGTAACTTTTGACAGAAGAAATGGCTGAATCAACGATAACATTGCCAATATTATCGGCAAGGGCATCAGGTTTAATACATTTACACAAGGGAACTGGTTTAGAACATGTAGGACACATTGGCATCGTGTCGAATTCTTCAGATCTTTTAACAATTCCTGTCTGATGAGCATGATGACGTTTAGCTAAGACAACCAAAACATCAAGGAAATCAGAAAGATCAAGATCTTTGCATACCTTAGTTTCACCGTTGGGCAATTTCACTTTTTGCACTTGAAACCGATATGCTGATTTCCCTAGTGCTGTCTCATAAATGAAACACTCTTCCACCGTTAAAGACCATATATCATGACACAAACTTGCGCCGACTAGGTCAGGATGTGTAGTATCAAGAGAAACACCACCTGGTATGCGATATTTGGGTTTGATCGCAGTGCGAACATGTACAAATCGACGCAAAATGGATTCTGGTTTGTTACTGTAACATCGAACCTGTAAATCAGGGAAGTTGGAGGTGAGAATACCGACTTTGAAATTGATGAAAACAATGCCCTTAGCATTTAGCTCAGCTTTGACAGCTTGAGCTGCCATGTTGTTGAAAAATTTAATAATGACATCAGAAGGTGAAACTTGAGCAAATTCAGCTTTCCCGTTACCAACATCATCAAGATATACTCCTAAAATTTCAGAAGTGTACGTTGAATCAAAATCAAACATGTCCTTGGTTATTATTCTTCTCGGGTCTACGTCGTATCCCATTGCACAAAGGGCAGTTTTCATTGCGATTTTGCTTATGGTGGACTTTCCAACTCCTGATTCACCAGTAAAAACAATACCAAATGGAGCTTCTCGTAAAGCTGTATTTCGGTACTTGGCCACTATTTTGTACGATATGTCAACAAGAATGGAATACTTCTGTTGCAACCATATGGCTGTAGGTCCTGTGTCTTTGACGGACTTCAATTCACACACTGTGCGTAAAGAGTCTTGAACTTTCTTAGAAAAATCTTCGACACACCCGCCATTACCAGCTAACACTTGTTCAGCGTGAGCAATGACATAATCGCACTCTGTGTTGAACTTCTGCATGGCTGAATCGGCATACAGGAGAGGCATCAAAGACTTTTCTTGGAAAACACGATAACCTACATCGGCCATCCATGTAAAAGTGCTCAGAAGGGCGTCTATGACGTCGTATGCTTTGAGTTGACCTTTGGCTGCTTCACAAGCAACCAATTCCAGTCCAAAGGGAGACCATTCAATTTTCTTTACGTTACAAACAGTGAGTGACATCGCTGCAGACATGAGATATGAGATCT